TTAATAAGTACAGAAGAGCTCGAAGGTCTCAATCAGATCATGGTCAAGCAGTTAAAAAACCGGTATAATGATCCAACATTATATAAGCGGTTTATGATAGGTATTGATCGCGCAAAGATGCGTCTTTATGACTTAGAGGATATTGCACAGAGTAATTTAGCTGATTCTGGTCAAGGTGATAACGAGAATAGCAATTTTGGTATGTCTAAAGTATTTAAGACAAAGGATTTCTCCAGCATAAAGGTATAAATAAATTAAAAGGAGGCCCTATGTATCTTGCACCGGCAATAGATGAAGTGTTAGAGGGTAAAAAATCTAATCTTTTAGGGCACCTTACTTACTACCAAATAGCTGGTACTTTAACCCGAGGTTACAAGAAAGCCGAAATACCATTTAAGTTCAGATTTGAAACTTATGATGATTACGGCCCTGCAGATATCTCTGTCTCCGGTCTCTACGATATGGGTGAGGACGTTAAATATATCGTACTCAATTTTCCTAAAGAAACTAAGCACTTTACTATCTCGGAGAAAAACTGGAGAGAGTTTAAGTTTGCTGTATCCCAAGTTTGCCAACACGAAACTATTCATCAACTGCAATGGCAAAATAGAGACACAGGGGGAGAACCTTGTGATTTAGATTTTCGTAATTTAACAGGGACAATATCAGAAGATAAAGAATATCTATCTAACATAGATGAAATCGATGCTTATGGTCATGATATAGCGATGGAAATTAAGTATTCTTATCCTAACAAAGACCCGTATGAAATACTTAAGACTATAGATTCAAGAAGGAAGGTTTGGTCGTATACCTATTACAAAAAGACCTTTAAGGGTGACGATTGGTCAAAGATAAAGAATCGGCTTCTAAAGAAAACATTTCAATGGTTGCCGCATGTTACTTTATAATCTGAGGTATTTAGATGAATGATGTTGTTATAACTGTAGGTGATCTACTTCAGATAGTCCTCATGCTTGTAGCCTGTTACGCTTGTTACTGGAAGGGAAAATATGAAGGTATTGAGGAAACCGTAATAGAATTAATTGATAGGGGTTTACTTGATGCAGAAGCCCTAGAAGAAGAAGAGCCGTAAGGCTCTTTTTTTATGACGTAACGACCATCCAGAAGTTGCCAGTAACACCGAAATAGCTTATAATAACATATGTTCATTAGGATTACATTATGACTCAATCAAATTCACGAGTTCGCGTTAAACAAGATACAGTAGGTGAAGATGGTATGAAGTTCTTGTTTAGTCAATATCAGACCGCAACACTTGAAGGTTTTCGAGTTACTTGTAAAAGTCTGATTGAAGAGTCCTCAGGTAAACGTACAACCAAAGATATTTTCATCTACGAGTTAGATCGAGCAACTTCTAAGGATGTAATGGTTACCAAGGTAACCAACTATCTTATGGCAGGCCAAGGCCTAGGTGTTTGATAGTATTTTTTTATATTATGAAAGGTATTGATATGTTTACAGTAGCAGGTGTTTCCCGTAATCAAGGTAATATTAAAGTTCGTTTCTGTTCTGATAAGGTTCTTCGAATTAAGAACTTGCAGAAGCAGGGAGATACGGATATTGATTTGATTGAGCTTCCCAACCCCATGACCAAGCCAGAAGCATGTCAGTTTCTTCTGGATCAAGACCAATTCGTTGCTTATGCATCAGATATTATCGAGATTCTGGGAAAGAAAGAGTTGACGAAATCGGTGAAACAGCCTATAATTGAGGCTGTGAAAGAGGAAATAGTCGATCTAGAACTTGAGTCAATTAAAGAACTAGCTGAAGCTTAATTCTCTGTTACGAGGGAAAGACCGCCGCCCTCGTAACTTTTTTAGTGGTGGGGCATTTCTATATTAAGGAAATATTATGTCTTTGCAAAACAGTGTACTTAAAACTTTGTCACATGGTCGTCAATTTACCGCCGGTCAAATGGCAGGTTTGTTTGGTACTACAGAAACCTCTGTGTCCGCTCGCGTTGCCGAGTTGCGCGCACAAGGTTATTCCATCTATAGCAACACTGCTAAGAATGGAAAAACTGCATACCGTTTGGGTACGCCCTCACGTCGTATGATTGCCGCTGCTTACGCTGCAGCTGGTAGCTCAGTTTTTAACTGATGTGACTTGAACGGTCTCTCTTAAGAGACGCCGGAAATCGTAACCGGCATTAATTTATTATGGAGTCGTTATGCCTTTATTTGTTGTAGATGCTATTCAGATGTTTCGTACCAGGTACGTTATTGAATGTAAAGAGGCCGAGCATGCCGCTGATACCGTTACCATGTCTGAAGCTGATGAATTTAGCCAGATGAATCTTGGTGAACGTATTCTAACTACCAGAGAAATTACCTATGAGGAATTTCATAAGATGAATAAAGCCATGGAAGAAGGTCATGGTGATGGTACTTCATATCAAGCTGAAACCGGATCACCTTGGATGGGAGAAAAGATGATTCACGTAGTTAATTATAATACGGTGACCGAAGAATGAATGTTTTAGCACAAGTTCAACGTCAACGTGTTCGCTTTAGCCCTGATGACAAGAAGCATGTCGAACAGTATCGTAATTTTTTAGTTAACCGTAAATGGGATACTTTGGGTTGTCCTTATGAATTAGAATGGCCATATCTCAGTATTCCCGATATGATTAAAGATAAGATCATTAATCACTACTTAAAAATCTAATTTTTAGCCCCCGACAGGGGGTTTTTTATTGTATAAATATAAGGAAATAACATTGAGGGTAAAAAATGTCAGCAGCTTCCGATAAGTATGAGCACGATGTTGCAAAGTATATCAGTAGTCTACCCGGCGTTAAAGCAGATAGGCCTATGGTTTCGGTAAAGTTTCCTGATGTAAAGATTACGTATAAAGGTAAGACTTTTTGGATGGAAGTTAAAATGAATCATACTGATAATTTAGGAAACCCGAGAGTCTCGTATACTAAAGGCAAATGGGATGCTGCAAGACCGTTAGACCCTGTTAAGACCTTTGCTATTGATTATCTTTCTAAGAGTAAAGAGACAAATATTTTTTTAAAAGATATTGCTAAGTTTGCAGGCTTGGATTGGCAAAAGATGATATTACCGTCTACTAAAGGTCCACTTACCTTACCAAATGCGGTACCTTATAAGACAGTTGTACAGTACTTTAAGACAAGACAGCAGTATATTCTTGATGTACCAAATGTTGATCTAGGTAAGCTAGTTGCCGGTCACTATCTGCAGGCAAAAGAAGAACCTGCATACTACCTCCAGGCAGGTGATGATTTCTATATGATAGGGACTTTAAATCCTTTTAACTTACCTAGAGATATTCCTAATATAGGGCAACCCCGCAAGAGTATGGGGAATTTTAAAATGAGAATAGGAGTACGTAGCTCGGCATCTGGATTCTATGAGATTCAGCCAGAGATTAAAATTACTGATATGCCTACCAGCCCGTATTCCTTAAAACCAGGTACATTAAAAAAGAATCCCTTCAAATGATGCAATTTAACTTATATCTTGCTGAAGCTTCAGAAGAAAAACTAACCCATTTAGAGCATGCTGAAGACCATGTCATCAATGATGGTATGGATGGCTTTGCTCATGCCTATCATAACTTAGAAGACGTTAAAGACCAGGTTAACGGTAAAAAGAATAAGACTAAGATTGCAACTAAGTATGACGGAAGCCCTAGTATAGTATTCGGCCATCATCCAGAGACCGGTGCATTTTTTGTTGCATCCAAGTCGGCGTTCAATAAAGATCCTAAGTTAAATTATACACCAGAAGATATCGAAAAGAATCACGGCCATGCGCCAGGTTTAGTTCAGAAGTTAAAACAAGCGTTAGACCACCTACCTAAAGTAACACCTAAGACTGGTGTCTACCAAGGTGACGTAATGCATTCAGGTATTCAATCTAAAACTAACCCCCATGGTGACATTGTAAATGAAGGTGGTAAGTTTCACTTCAAACCAAACACACTTACCTATTCAACACCGCATAGTTCAGCAGAAGGTAAAAAGATTGCTACATCTAAATTCGGTGTAGCCGTACATACTGCATACGAAGGTAATACATTGGCGGGTATGAAAGCGCAATACGGTGCAGATCTTTCTCACTTTCCAAAGCACCCTGACGTTCACGTTATAAGTACCGTTGACGATGTTCATAAAGCTGATCTCAATACGAATCAGTCACATACGTATGAACATCACATGACTCAGGCTAAACAGGCTTTCAATAGCACTGATAAGAAACATTACGGTGCTATTGAAGGTCATCAAGAACATTTGAAAACCTATATTAATAAAACTGTAAGGGATGGTACAAAGCCATCGGTTGAAGGGTATACAGAGCACCTAAGAGACCAACATCTAAAAGGTATTGCTAAGGTGAAGACGGCAAAGGCTGTTGGTACTAAGACCGATAAGATGCAAGAAGATCTAGCCCATGTAAAGAAGCACTCTGATAAGTTTCAAAAGATCTTAGATATGCATCACCATCTACAGGCTGCCAAGGACCAATTAGTTCATTCGTTATCTGCTAAACCTAAGTTTGAACATTCGATACCTGAACCTGGATCATCTAAGATCACCGAAGGTAAGCCTGCTAAACCAGAAGGCTTTGTCGTTATCAGGAATAACAGACCGACTAAGTTTGTGGATAGAGCAGAGTTTAGTAGAGCAAATTTTGCTGCTAGACCAAGGTAATTCTCAACCGCCCACATAAAGATTATACAGGCAAGGCAACTAAAAATCCATGTTATTTGGTTAATAAAAAAAAGTAAAGGAAAAATTATGCCAATTGTTTATAGACCATATGTAGAAAAATTAGGGGGTAATACCTCAGCAACTGCATTTGTTGGTAATGAGGGTGAATTGTTTTATGACCCTGCTTCAACGTCACTAAGAATATCAGATGGTGTAACACCGGGAGGTACGGTTTTAGGTAGCAGCTTTAACTCTTCAAAAGCTTCCTTTGATCCTGTGTTTACTGATGCTAATGTTACTTTTGCAGGTGCTACAGTAACTGCTGATTATGTGCGCCACGATGAAATAGTTCACTACCATGTAAATGTAAGCTTTGCAGGTACAACTGATTACGGTAACAGCCAGTACCAAATAACATTACCGTTTCCTTCGAAACACACAATGTCAACAACTACCGGTACACTACATCAGATCGGTGCAGCAGGG